CTAGAAGTGCTTTTCTACCTTCTTTAGATTTAGAAGCCTTGTATACGTCTTTAACAAGAGGTGCATATTCACGTGCAAGATTTACACCTTGTTTAATTGCTTCTCTATTCTTATAAAGAAATTTAGCACCTTTCTTAACATATTTTGCAGCAGTTTTAGCACCTTTCTTTAAAGTATCAAAAAATCCACCACCAACAATTTCAACTCCATTAGAACGAGAAAAATTTGTAGCATTATCTAAACTACCAAGATTCATAACAAAACTACCATTACTAAATAAAGCATATTGACCTCCCATTTTCTGAATGTAGCGTCCACCACCTTTCATTTTTTTTTTATATTGAACCAACATTTTTTTAGAGAGTTTTCCTCCAGAAACAGATTCTGTTGTTGAAGGCATTTCAGTAGGCATTTTATCAACTTGTCCAGCTCTTGCGGGATAAGTATTTTCAGCCCAACGATCAAATCCATCTTTAGTAAATGTTGCAGTTTGTCGTCCACGTTCTGAAATTTTACCTCTAATATATTCAGTATAATCTCCCATTTTTGTTATTTAGCAATATAATTTTTCTACGAAATAATACAAATGCCTAAAAGTAAAAAAGCAAGTTTTAACAAAGTAAAAATCGATGACGAGCTAATAAAATTTGCAAAAAAATATTTGAAAGGATGTGGTTTACCTTCTACAAATGAAAATGTAAATAAAGTAATTAATTCTATGACAGCAGAAGGTGTAGTATTTGAAGCAAGAAAATAGTTGTAATATATAAATGAAAGTTAAAATATGTAATTATAAGAATGGTTTTAGAACATATTTGAATGATGTTCCAACAAGTAGAAAACCAGTAGGTTTATCGATGGCTATTCATCAAAGAAATGCATTAAATACAAATGAAAAATATGATAAAATTAAATCATATTCATTAGGTGATGGTGATATACGTGAAATGATACCTACATTAAAAATTTTAAGATATCCACAATTATTAGAATATGATAATATTGAAGATGCACTAGATGAAAAAGGAAGATTACTTATATTATATTTAACTGAATCTGAACATTCTGGACATTGGGTATCTTTATTAAAACAAAAAAGAAATGGTGAAGAATATATTGAATATTTTGATCCTTATGGGAAATATAAACCAGATGAAGAATCATCATGGTTAACAAAAAATGAATTACGTGAATATCAACAAGATACAAAATATTTAACAAAATTACTTCGTAAGTCTGGTTTAAAAATTACATATAATAAAGCACCATTTCAATCAGAAGAAAGAAATATAAATACTTGTGGTCGTCATTGCACAGCAAGATTATATTATAAACATTTGTCTCTACCTCAATATACAAAAATGTTACAAAAATCTGGAATGTCACCAGATGATTTTGTTTCAAAATTTACATACGGACTTATTGGAAAGTAAAATATATTTACTAAATAATAAATGGCTCGTAACACGGATGTAGACTATGTTTATTACAATGCAAATATGGTTAACAATAATACAGCTACTGGTGGTCTTCAGCTTGATCCTTCTGTAGTTTTTGAAGATAATAGAACAACTCCTTTAATTCGTGACATATCTAAATTTGAATTGATGGTTCAATCTATTGCAATTAATGGAGCTTTAAAAAATGTTCCAGTAATACTTCCAACAATTTATATTGATCCTACAACTCAAACTATTACAGATGTAAATAGAACTATATATCAAGTTTCTTTTACTTGGTCAGATGGAATTTCAACATATGTAAATACACAACCAGTAAGATGGATACCACAAAATAAAGAATCACCACCACCACAAGCTGGTTCAAGAAACCAAATTATTTCTGGTGATTATTATTATTGTTATTCTTATAAACATTTTTGTAATTTAGTTAATAATGCATTAACATTAGCTTATAATAATGTAAAAGCACAAGCTGGTGCATCATATGGTGGAACATTAGTTCCATTTTTTTCTTTTAATAGAGATTCTAAAACATTTTCAATTTATCAAGATTCTAAAACTTCAATTGTTCCATATGGTCAATTTTTACCTTCTCCTTATTCTCAATATCAAACTGCTCTTTCTCAAGGTGTTACAAGTTTAACATCAACATCTATTGCTATAGGATCTAGAACATTTACTACAAATTTAAATGTTGCATCTACACAAGGATTTACAGCTGGAGTAGCTGTAAGAGGAATTTCTGGTGATTCTGGTGATAGATTTTTGGGAACAATTACATCTTTTGTTGGAACAACATTAATAATAAATGTAACATCAGTAACGGCTGGACCATTAGGTTCTGTTTCATTATCTTCAAATTGGAGTATAGTTTTACCAGCAGCAGCACAAGGATCATATCAACCATCTGAATTTTCAAGTGTAGGATATGATACAAATTTTAGCGGATTAATGGCTAGTTTTGATCAAACTTATTATGCAGATAATAATGTTGTTATGGGTTATTTAGGAGGTGCAAAAGTATATTATCCAGCATATGTTATTAGAGTTTATCCTACAAATGAAATTCCTTTTGTAGATTGGTATTCTGGAACAACATTTGATACGACTGGTTCACCAGCATTAAATTCGGGTGCATTACCAAATCCTTTAACTTCATTAGTTGGTATTACACAAACACCGCAAATTTATATTTGTATGACAGAAGAATCATCAAGTGTTAATACTTTATGGTCACCAGTTCGTTCTCTTGTTTTATCTTCGACATCAATTCCAACAATTAATGAACATTCATCAAGTCCAGTTTTGAGTGGTGGACAAAATTTAGGTTATAATCAATCATCTGGTGGAAATTTTGATTTTACTTTAGTTGAAATTCAAATAAATACAACTTCTCTTGATTTTTTTAATTATGTTCCTCAAACTGACCAATATACTGCATTAGCAACTTCTCATGATTCGTTATCAAAAATTCAATTATCTTTATGGTGGCGTAATCGTCTTGATAATCAACTATATCCCGTTCAACTTTATAATTTAGGTTCTGTATCTGTTCGACTTCGTTTTAAAATGAAAAGTGCGTAAGTCGTCGTTTAGTTTAAAAAATTTTCTTTTTCTATAAATAAAAATGTCCGATGTTGCAAAATATTCAGTAATCGACCCTCGTATTGTTCAAAATGCTCCTTCTTATGCTGTTGAAAAAGGGGCGCTATCTCTAACGAATGTAACTCAACGTGCTATTGCTGCAAGTTCTTCCCAGCAATCTTATAATATTCAAGTTCCATCTGAAAATGTTTTTGTAGATAGAGCTGTCGACTGGAAATGTGGTGTTCAGCTTGTTGTAACTTTTACTCTAGCAGCAGCCCCGGGAGCTGTTGGAGCGCCTCTATTTCGTCAAGGTGTAGACTGGGCGCCAGCAGCTCTTCCCCTTCATCAATGTGTATCTACTATGAGTGCAACAATTAACGATACAACTACTACTATAAATACAGCTGATGTTCTTCCACAAGTTCTTCGTCTTGTTGATTTGGCTAGTGTACGTAAACAACGCACTACTCCTACGATGTTAGATCGTCATTATCGTTATCCCGCTGGAACAACTCAATCTTCTCCACTTGGTTCTTTTGATAATATGGATTCTACATCTGAAGAGCCTAATGGTGCTTGGGGTGGAGTTCAATTTTTTACTGATTCTACTTTTGCTGTTCCAGCAGTAGCTCAAGCAGTTGCAGCTGGTGGTGGATTTCAAGCTGTAACGTATGTTGCTGGTCAACCTACGGCTGGTGCTAACCAAGCTGGAGCTTATCAGCTATTTCTTCAAGTTCAAAGCGCAGAAAAGCTTGTTCTTTCTCCATTTATTTTTGCTGATGATCGTGAACTTTCTACTGGTCTTTTTGGTGTTCAAAACATGCAAATTTTAATGAATATTCAACAGCCTAGTAGAGTTCTTCGTGTAAGTTCAGCATTTCAAGCTCTTTTGGTTGGTCAACTAGCTATTGCATATGGAACTGCTGCTGCTAATGCTACAGCCCCTTGGGTTTCTCCTACCCTCCAAGTTCAATTTTTGACTCCCGCACTTGATGTCCCCCTTCCTCCTAAAAGCGTAGTTCCTTATATGGATTTTCCCCGTTATATTACAAGTGGTCTTCCAGCATTTGCGGGACTTTCTCAAGTTGTTCAAAGCAATACTATTACTCTACCAAATATTCCAGATTATCTAATGATCTATGCTAGACCAGCAGCTTATCCAGATGCTTCAAATTGCGATTGGCTATATCCTATTAGTCAAATGTCTTTGAACTTTGATAACTTTTCTGGTCTATTAAGCTCTCATACTCAAGAAGAACTTTATAAAATGTCTGTAAATAATGGTGTTGATATGACTTGGAATCAATGGTCTGGTCTAGGATTTTCTGCAGTTGGTGCTGCTAAAACACCTCTTGTTGGTGGTCCTCTTGTACTTCGTCCTTCTCGTGATATCACATTGCAAACGGGGCAAAGTTGTGGATTGGTAGGAAACTTCTCTATTCAATTTACTGCTACTCTTCAAAATCCTAGTAATAATACTCTAGTTCCTCAAGTTTATGTTCTTGCAATTTCAAGTGGCTTCTTTGAAACTATTAAAGGATCTTCTCGTATTATCAAGGGTGTGGTTACGGAACAAGATATTCTTTCTGCTGCACCAATTGCACCAGTTGTATCTGATTCTTCTTTAAGTCGTCTTGTTGGTTCTGGAATGAAATCAATGGGGGATAAAGGAGGAATGAGAGGAGGAATGCGCCCTATTGGTACTGGTGGTGCTAAACAATACACGTAAAATATCAAATGTAGAATCTATTAGAAATTTATTAATCTAAAAAAAATTTAATCATATAAAAATTTAATTGAGCTGTTTTTATTGAGAATTTGAGGCTTTTTAGCTAAAATTCTAAATTTG